ATGCTGAATGAAACTGATCTCGCCCATGCCGACCTTTCGAGGGCCGACCTCAACCTGCTGGTCCTGTTCGAGATCGTGCGGGAGGAGCGGCATGTCGGGCGGGCGGCGGAGCGGCTCAACCTCTCCTCGTCGGCGGTGAGCCACGGGCTCGGCCGGCTGCGGCGGCTGCTCAACGATCCGCTGTTCCTCAAGACGCCGCGGGGCGTCGTGCCGACGGCGCGCGCGCTGGAGCTGGCCGCGCCGATTGCCGACATCCTGGCGCGGGTGCGGAGCGTCGTGGCGACCGCCGCGCCGTTCGAGCCCGCGACCTCGACGCGCCGCTTCACGATCGGCGCGCCCGATGGCGTGTCGGCGGTGTTCCTGCCGCCGCTGCTCGCCCGGCTGCGCAAGCAAGCGCCCGGCATCGACATCGCCGTGCGCCAGCTCCTGCCGACGCAGGGCGAGGCCTCGGCCGAGCACGCGTGGCGCGGCGCGCTGGCCGATCTTGAAGCCCAAGGGAGAGAGGGCGCGAGGGAGGGCGCGCTGGATATCGCGATCATGCCGTCCGACGACATGCCGGCGCGCTTCCACGGGCGGTTGCTGTTCGAGGAGGATTTTGTCCTCGCGATGCGCGCCGGCCATCCGTTCGCCCGCGCGCCGACGCTCGACCGTTATTGCGAGATGCAGCATCTCGTGGTCTCGCTCACCGGCGATGCCCATGGCTTCGTCGATCGCGTGCTGGCCGAGCAGGGCCGGACGCGGCGGGTCGCGCTGACGGTGCCGAACTTCATGTTCGCGCTGGCGCTGGTGGCCGAGACCGACCTGATCACGGCGCTGCCGCGGCGGTTCGCGGCCCGCCATGCGCGCCGCTTCGGCGTGGTGCGGCGGGAGGCGCCGCTGCCCCTGGGACGTTTCCGGCTCACCGCCATCGCGCCCAGGGTGGCGATGATGGATGCCGGCCTCGCCTGGCTGTTCGACAGGCTCTGGTGACGCGAACGGTGACTCCGGCGGCGAGTCTGGCTACTCGTCGGAGGGATGAGTGGCGATTATCGTTGGGTCGAGGATTTCGACGACCTCATCCGTGCAATCGATTGCACGTTCGCGGAGACGGGCCGGCCGGTCGAGGTCGCGGCCCGGCTCGATAGCCAGGGCGGGCCTGCCATCGCGTTCACCATGGCAGCTGGCGCGGCGGACTGTCTCGATCTCTCGGGCGTGCTGTCCGATCATGCTGCCGCGGGCCTGCGGTTCCTGCTGACTTCGCCGCGGATCAGGTTGCGCGGCGCCAACTTCAAGGCCGACATGGGGTGGCTCGCCGCGCGGCTGGGCATCGACTGCACCAACTTCGCCTTCGACGCGCTGCTGGCGGGCTCGCTGCTCGACGAGAACCGCTCCAACAGCCTCGCCACCTACGCGACGCTCTACATGCCCGCCGAGGAGGGGAGCGGCGAGGAGGAGACTCCGCACGACCCGCGCTTGCATCGCCTGGGCCGCGCCGTCGACGCCGCCTTCCAGTCCGCCGCCGCCATCCGCCGCGAACTGCTGGCATCGCCAGCACTCGCCCATTTCTACGTGACCCTGCTCCATCCCGCCTCGCAAGCCTTCGCCCGCCTCGAACAGCGCGGCGTCGTGGCCTCGCGCGACCGCTTCGAAGCGCTGCGCATCGAGCTGGAGGGTGAGGACGGCCGCGGCGGCGCGCTGGCCGATCTCGACCGCGAGGTGCGGGCGCTGCTGCCCGGCCGGCTCCGCATGAAATACGCCGACAACCTCGCCGTCCGCCCCGCGCTGCTGCGCGACTTCTTCTTCGGCACTGCGGGCCTCCACCTCAAGCCGCGCATGGTGACGCCGCGCCACGGCGAGCCCTCGACCGCCAAGGCGCACCTCGCGATGTTCCACGACGTGCCCGAGGCGGCGGCGATGGTGACGGTCCTCGAAGCGCGCAGCGGGGCGGCCAAGATGCTCTCGGCCTACGTGAAGGGCTTCCTCAAGCACCTGCACGCCGACGGCCGCTTCCATCCGAGCTACATGCTGTTCGCCGGCCGAGCCTGCGACGACGATACGAGCGACAAGAGGGGCGACAGCGGCACCGTCACCGGCCGCACCTCCGCGCGCGATCCCGCCATCCAGACCGTGCCGAAGCGCGGGACGTGGGCGAAGAAGCTCCGCCGCTGTTTCGTGGCGCCGCCCGGCATGGCGATCTGGTCGACCGATGCGGCACAAGGCGAACTCAAGATTGCGGCCTGCCTCGCGGACGAGGCCAACATGCTGGCGGCCTATCGCGCCGGGCTCGACCTCCATGCCGTCACCGGCGCGTCGATGATGGACATGCCGATCGACGCCTTCATGGCGCTGGCCGCCGACGTTCGGGATCGCGAGAAGATGGAGCGCTTCGAACTGGGCCGCTTCAAGGCCAAGGCCTGCAACTTCGGCCTGCTCTACGGCATGCAGGCCAAGGGCTTCGTGCGCTACGCCTGGCAGACCTTCAAGATGGTGCTGAGCGAGACGCAGGCGCAGGAGATGATCGACCGCTTCTTTGCGACCTATCCCGGCCTGCTCGACTGGCACGAGGCCGCGCGCAAGCAGGCGCGGCGCGACGGCGCCGTCGCCAATCCGTTCGGCAGGATGCGCCACCTGCCGTGGATTCGCGCACAGGATCGCCAGATCGCAAGCCGCGCCGAACGCCAGGCGATCAACGCGCCGGTGCAATCGACACTCTCCGATCTCACCTGCTGGGCCTTGAGCGAAATCGACCGGCAAATCCCCGAGGCCCAACCCTGCGCCATGATCCACGACGCCATCGTGGGCTACTGCCCCGAGGACCGCGCCGACGAAATCGGCCGGCAGATCGTCGAGGTCGCGGGCAACCTGCCGATCGAGACACTCTGCGGCTGGCGTCCCCAACTGCGCTTCTCCTTCGACCACGAACACGGCCCCGACATGGGCTCGATGACGAAGATGAAGGTGTAACGCTGGGCGCGCGCCAGTGGACTGGCGCGCCCCCAGCGTGGACGCAGCCGAGGACCGGCGACGCCGGTGGCGATGGCGCGGGCGCGCGGGCCGTCCATAGGCTCGCGGCATGAAGATCAAACAGCCCGAGATGCGTGTCACCTCGCTTGCTCCTGCCGGTGCGCCGGCGATGGCGTCGAACGCGCTGCAGGTCGAGGACGAATTCAACGCCTTCTACATGGCCGGCACGGACGGCGCGGCGGGGCATGTGCTGCGGCCGCCCTACGATCCGCGCGTGCTGGAGCGGCTCACGCAGGAGAACAATGTCCTGGGCGCCTGCATCGACGCCATGGTGGTCAACGTCGCCGGCACCGGGCATCGCATCGAGCGCGAGACCAAACGCGCTGACGAACCCGACGAGCAGGACGATCCGGTCGCCTGCAAGCTCGAAGCCTTCTTCCGCGAGCCGTTCCCCGGCACGAGCTTCCTCGCCATGCGCCGCGACCTCGAACGCGACATGGAGCGGGTGGGCTACGGCGCGCTGGAGATCATGCGCAACGCCGCGGGCGAAGTGGTGTTCCTGCGCAACACGCCGGCCCGCACCATTCGCCTCTGCAAACTCGATGCGCCGGCGCCGGTCGCCAAGACCGTCTCGCGCAATGGCGCGGAGATCTCCGTCAACGTCATGGTGCGCGAGCGCCGCTTCGTGCAGCTCATGGCCGGGCAGCTGCTGTTCTTCAAGGAGTTCGGCGCGTCGCGTCAGCTCGACAAGCACACCGGCCAGTGGGAAAGCGCCGAGCGGCCCGTGCCGGTTCAGGCGCGCGCCACCGAGCTTCTTTACTTCCAGGTGGGGCAGGACCCCAACAGTCCCTACGGCGTGCCGCGCTGGGAGGGGCAGATCCCCTCGGTCGTCGGCTCGCGCGCGGCGGAGGAGAACAACCTCACCTATCTTCAGTCGGGCGGCCTGCCGCCGGCGCTGATCGTGGTGCAAGGCGGCATCGTCGCCGGCGAGGCGCGGCAGGCGCTGGAGCGCCAGTTCGCGCCGGGCCAGAAGTCGCGCGCCGCCATCCTCGAAGTGCCCGCGACCGACGGCATGCTCGACAAGCCGGGCACGGTGAAGGTCACGGTCGAACGGTTCGGCCACGAGCGCGCCGGCGACAGCATGTTCGAGCGCTACGACGACAAGTGCGCGGAACGGGTGCTGCGTGCCTTCCGCTTCTCGCCGCTGTTCCTCGGCAAGTCGGCCGACTTCAACTTCGCGACGGCCTATGCGTCCTATCTCGCGGCAGAGAGCCAGGTGTTCGGGCCGGAGCGCCGTCTGTTCGACGAGATCGTGACGCGCAAGCTGCTGCCGGAACTGGGCGGCGCGGGCTATGTGTTCCGCTCCAATCCCATCGCCATCAAGGACGTGACGCAGCAGATCGAAGCGCTCGCGCTGGCGGCGGGCCTGCCGGGTATCGACCTCGAGAGCGTCGTCGATCAGCTCAACAAGGCGGCCGAGCTGGAGCTGCAGTTCCGGTGTTCGGAGGCGCCACCTCAATCGTCGATCGCGCAATTGCGTCCCGTGCAATCGATTGCACGCCCCGGATCGGAGGCCGAACCGTGAGCCGAGCCCGCCAGGTGAAGACCTGGCTGCACCTGCTGCTTTACGCGCTGGCCTTCCACTGCACGCCGATCCCGGCATGAGCCCGCTGCTGGGCCTGAAGCTCGCCGCCGCAGCACTAGCGTTGGCCATCGTCGCGGGCGCGCTGTGGTGGACCTATGCCGAAGGCAAGAGCGCCGGCCGCAACGAAGTCTCGACCCGGTCGATGGAGAAGGCGGCGGAGAAGACAAATGAAGGCATCAGGCTGCGCAATCAGGCGGCGCGTCGCGCTGCTGGCGACGACGACGACACTGCTTTCGAGCGCATGCGCCCCCGCGCCCGTGATGGTGCTGAGCCCTGATCCCTGTGCGCGCTTCTCCCGGCTGGAAATGACCGACGCGCAGGTCGACGACGCCAAGCGTTCCGCCGAGAGCCGCCAGACCTGGCGCCCGTTCTTCAACCAGACGAACGCCCACAACGACGTGTTCGACGCGACGTGCCTGAAGGCGAGGTGATGCCTCGCTATTTCTTCAGGACGACATGCTCGAGTTCGAAATCGTCGGCGGAGGCGCCGAACATGGCGTAGTAGCCGCGATGCTCGGGGTTCTTGAAGACGTCCTTGCGCGTCTCGAAGAACTCTTTGTCGTACCAGTTCACGCCGAACGAGATCGTCATGCCTTCGCGGAACGACGAGCTCCATTCCCAGAGAACAAGCAGTTCGGGCCGCAGCCGCAGCCTTTCATCCGACCAGCGCAGGAGCCGCACGCACTGGCGCAGGTCGCGTTCGTTGGAGAAAGTGATGCGGGCCTTGGTCTGGGCGTAGGGCTTGCGGCCGGCGGCAGGGCCCTCGGTGCCGCGCAGGATCATCACGCGCTGGGTGACGCCTTTGCGAAGTTCGCGGTCGAGTTCGTCGTCGATGTCCGGTAGCAGATCGTCGCCAATGCGCAGAAGGTCGCTTTCGTGACTCCGGTGTGAGTCTTGCACCATCGCTGCCTCCCCCGTTGAATTCTCGTCGGCGGATTGACGATGAATCCGTACCGCTCCCACGAAGGCGGGGACATCAGTATTTTGGCATATCAGAAACACAACCGGCGCCGCCCCTGATCGCGAACGCGCCGCCGCTGCATCATCCCGCTGAGCCTCGCCGTGTCGGGCTCTACCCTCCACACGATGGACTGGAAGCCGATCGTCACGGTCGTGGCGCCGACCTTTGCCTGTGCGCTGGAAGGGCCGTTGAAGGGGCTGGCGGCGGGGGTGGCAGGGAAGGTGCTGCTGGAGCGCGACGACGCGCGGCCGGACGAGATTGTCGAGACGATCCTGAAGGAGCAGACGCCGGAGCTGATGCACCGGCTGCGGCGGGTCGAGGCCGCCATCGTCGAGCAGCAGCGCATGCTGGGCTTCACCTTCGCGGCGCTGCGGCCGGAGGTGCATCGCCGGCCGAGCCCGTGGGCGCACCTCGGCATCAACATCCTGGCGGCCGTCGTGCTCGGCATGTTCATGGCGGGCGTCTACTACGTCTTCAACAAGAAGCTGCCGGCCGACGAGCCCGCCTCGATTGCACTGATCTCGTCCGTGGTGGGCTATCTCGCGGCCAACACCACGCAGGTGCTGAGCTACTATTTCGGTTCGACGTCGAGCACCAACCGCCGCAGCGAGGCGATGACCGACGCGTTGCAGAACAAATAATTGCCTTCGCGCCGGCCGGTGCTATTCACCCTCCACACGACCAAGGAGGGTTGCTTGAACACATTGACCGTCATGCAGATCGTCGCCGCGCACGAGGCCATCGCCCGCCTGCGGGACAAGCCGCTGCCCGGCGCGGTGAGCTATCGCCTGTCGAAGATCGTGAAGTATCTCGACGAGGAGTTCCGCCTCTACGCCACCGTGAAGAACGAGCTGATCGTGCGTCACGGCGAGCCGGTGCCGGACAAGCCGGAGGAGTATCGCGTGCTGCCGCACCTGCCGGGCTTCGCTGCCTACATCGAGGCGATGACGCGCGTGCACGAGGAGACGGTGCCGTTTCCCTTCAAGAGGATCGAAGTGAAGGACCTCGACCTCGACTTCTCGGCCAACGAGATCGAGGCGCTGGCGCCGATCTTCGACGGCTTCGCGGTCGACGATGATGGCGTGGACGCCACCGCCCTCGAAGCCCGCGCCGCGGTTCGGCGGGAGCGGCTTACCGCTTCGGTCTAACCTCTGTCGTCTCGCGCGGAGTAACCTCCGCGCTGGAGCGTAAGCGAAGGACCTCATCGCCGCCTGCCATCAGTGAGGCAACCGGCATGAGATCCTTCGCTGCGCTCAGGATGACAGAAGAGGGCACACGGTTCCTAAACCGAACCAGGGCCGGGCGGAGCTGTAGCCGCCCGGACGGCGGCGGCTAACGTCGCTCGCATGTCTCCCCCCATGTCCCTCATCGAAGTCGCGATCAAGAAGCAGGACGCCGAACAGCAGATCGTGTTCGGGGAAGTCTTTGCCCCCGGCGTCACCGACGCGCAGGGCGACCGCATGTCGGCGGCGGAGATCGCCAAGGCGGCCTATCTCTTCATGGAAAAGGGCCGGCTGGCGAAGATCGACACCAACCACGATCTACTGCCCAACGGTTCCTACATCGTCGAGACCTTCATCGCGCGCGCGGGCGATCCGACCTTCATCGCGGGCGCCTGGGTGATCGGCGTGAAGGTGCCCGATCCCGCGCTATGGTCGGCCATCAAGAAGGGCGAGCTGAACGGCTTTTCCCTCGATGGCGCGGGCTTTCGCGAGGAAGTGACCCTGGAGGTCGAGATTCCCGAGGCGCTGTCGGGCCTTACCGACCGGGTTGGTGTCGGAGTCGAAGCCCACGCCCATCAGTTCACGGTCCGCTTCGATGCCGACGGCAATTTCCTCGGCGGCGAGACCGATATCGTGCAGGGCCATCGCCACACCATCACGCGCGGCACGCTGACCGACGAGAGCGCGGGCCACAGCCATCGTTTCTCCTATGTCGAGGGGCTTCTCCATGAATCGTGAGGTCAAGAGGCGTGAAGTCAAAGCCAACGAACTCAGCGACGTCGACGTGCGCTTCGTGTCGCTGGTCAAGCGCGGCGCCAACCGCATCCCGTTCCGTCTCACCAAGGAAGACACAACCAAGATGCTCGATTTCGTGAAGCTCTTCCGCAAGAGCGACGAGGAGGCGAAACCCGCGCCGTCCTCGGCACCGCAGCCCGAGGCTCCGCACAAGGAGCCGTCCAAGGAGGAGAAGGATCCTGTCCTCGCGGCGCTCGCGCGCCTGGAGGAGGGACAGCGTGCCTTGGCCGAAAGCGTCGGCCAGCTCGTCGCCAAGGTGCAGAAGACCGATGCCCCCCTGTCCTATGGCGTCTCCAGTGTCGTGCTGGGCGAGGCCAATCGCGACCAGCCGGTGCGTCTCGCCAAAAGAGCAGGGGGCGCGGGTATCCCGAGGCTGCTCGATACCGGCCTGATCAAGCTCTGATCCGCCGACTGACTCTACATCCTCGAACTCGACACAGCCCAAGGAGGGGCGTCCTAAAAATGTCCAGCAACCAGATCCTGCTGCAGAAAGCCGACCTCGCCCTCGCCGACCTCTCGGCCAATGGCGGCCTGCTGATGCCCGAACAGGGCGCGGCCTTCATTCGCAAGCTCATCAAAGAGCCGACGCTCATCAAGGAAGCGCGCGTCGTCGAGATGGCGGCCCCGCAGCGCAAGATCAACAAGATCGGTTTCGCCAACCGCATCCTGCGCAAGGCGCAGTCCGGCGTGGCGCTCACCCAGGCGCAGCGCGCCAAGCCCGGCACCGAGCACATCATGCTCTCCACGCAGGAAGTGATGGCCGAGGTCCGGCTGCCCTACGACGTGCTGGAGGACAATATCGAGCGCGCGGTCGCGGCCGGCAACGAGCCGTCGAACAGCCCGTGGTCGAGCGGCCTGCAGGAGACGCTGGTGACCTTGATCGCCGAGCGCGCCGCGCTGGACCTCGAAGAACTCTGCCTGCTGGGCGACACGGCCTACACCAATCCCGGCAACGCCGACGACCAGGCCTATCTCTCGATGTTCGACGGCTGGCTGAAGCTCGCCGGTGCGGGCCATGTCGTGAACTGGGCCAACGCCGCCATCGCCAAGGAGATGTTCAAGAAGGGCATGACCGACATGCCGGTCCAGTATCTCCGCAACAAGGCGGCGATGCGCCACTTCGTGTCGGTGAACCAGGAGACCGAGTATCGCGACACGCTGGCCAACCGCGTCGGCGTGCTGGGCGACCTGCAGGTCCAGACCAGCGGGCTGCTCTCGCCCTACGGCGTGCCGATGAAGTCGGTGCAGCTCATGCCCGAGGCGCTGGGCCTGTTCACCAATCCGCTCAACCTGATCTTCGGTATCCAGCGCCAGATCAGCCTGGAGTTCGACAAGAACATCAGCGAGCGCGTCTACATCGTCGTCCTCACCGCCCGCGTCGCGGTGCAGGTCGAGGAGACCGACGCCATCGTGAAGTACACGAACATCGGCACGGTCTAGCTCACGGCGTCCGACCACCAGCGAGGACATCATGAAGCTCGCCAGCCTGCTTTCCGTCCGGGAAGCGCTGGGTGTCGAGGCCGGCCAGGACAGCGACAACGCGATCCTGGCCGCGCTCGATGCCGCGACGGACGATATCGCGAGCCGCCTCCGCACGGGCTTCGAGCGGGTGACGGCGCGCGACGATTTCGCCGTGGAGATCGGCCAGTATCCCGCGGGCCATCTCGTACGGCTTGGCCTCTTGCGCGGGTTCCTCGTCGGGACGCCGACAGTGAAGGTCGCCCGCTCGCCCGCCGAGTTCGGCGTGGACGAGATCGACTTCACGGCAAAGGCGACCGTCGATCCCACGAAGGGCGTCGTGTCGATCGCCGGTGATGAAGCGCTCGGCGGCTTCCGGCCCTGGTGGTTCCGCGTCTCCTACACCGCGGGCTTCACCGCGACCGACGGCCAGCACTACGACGCCGTGCCGGCCTGGCTCGCGCTCGCCGCACGGCTGCATGCCCGCGTGGCGTTGAACGCGCATCCCATGTTCGTGCAGAACCAATCGACGGCCGATGCGCGCCTTCTCGAAGGCCAGCTCGTGCGCATTCTGGAGCGCCACGCGCGCTACATGCCCTGGGCCGAGACGCCGCGCGCCGGCGTCGTCGTCTAATGGGCATCGAAGTCTCGTTCCGCGGCCGGCACTACACCGATGCCGCGGCGGGCTTCGAGGCGGCGGCGACCGCGCTAGCCGAAGGCTGGCAACGCGCACCGGGCGCTCTGCGGCGCGAACTCGAAACCTATCTGAAGGGCGCGGCGGCGGGCTCCGGCGCGACGGTCGAGGTTTCCGGCAACAGCCTGGGCGACATCAAGGGCCGCGTGCTCGTGACGGCGCGCCGGCAGGGGCGCAAGCGCACGCCGTTCCTCCTGCAGGCGCGCACGGGACGGGGGCGCACGCGGTTCGAGGTGCTGCACGCGCTGGAGAGCGAGCGGGATTACTTCCTCGAACGCGCCCTGAAAGCGATGCTGAAGGAGATGAGCGGTGGCTGAGTTCGTTCCCAACCAACTGACGGTGCGCGAACGTGCGCTGGCCGCCCTCGAACAGATCATCAGGACGCAGCCCGCAGGCGACTATGGTTTCGCCTGGGATCTCGTGGTGCGCGCGCCGCTGCGCGACTGGGCCTATCGCAAGCAACGCTCGCTCGGCATCTTCGACGGCCGCGAAACCAAGCGCGACCTCCATATGGTGCGCGAGTGCAGCCTCGCGGTGGCGCTCGAGATCAAGCTGGTCGTGCAATCGAGTGCGCAGCCCAGCAGCGAGATGAATGCCTATTTCGGCGCCGTCCAGCGCCGGCTGGCCGAGGATCCGACCCTGGGCGGGCTGGTGATCGACCTCGTGGAAACCGGCAACGACTCCGACGTCGAGGACGAGAACCAGCGCCACGTCGCCGGCGTGCTCCTCTACACGATGAAGTACCGCCACGCGACCAAGGATCCACGCCGGATCGTCTGACGCCCGTTTTCTCTTCCCCATTCAGATGGGGAGGAGAACGCTTCGGTTCAGCGCGCCGTCTTCTTCGACAGGATCGCTGCCAGCGCCAGGCCGCCGACCATAGAGACATGCTCGAACGAGACCACCATGTGGTGGAAGGCGTCCATGCCGGTCTTGGTCCAGAAGGCGTGGGCGATGGGGATGGTCAGCAGCGTGAAGATCGCGAGCGCGCCGGTGCCGAGCCAGACGCCGCGGTTCAGGATGACGGCCAGCGAGCCGCCGAGCTGCACGATGATGGTCGCGACGGCGAACAGCCAGCCGGGATGAAGGCCGAACATCTCCATCTCGCCGATGGTGGCGTTGAAGCCGAACAGCTTGGCGAGGCCGGACGACCAGAAGACGAAGGTGAGCAGCACCCGTGCGAGCAGGAGAAACGCCGGCGATTCCAGGATCGTGGCAATGACGGAGGGCATTCTTCAGTTCTCTCGATAGTGACCGGAGCGCTTTGTACGGTCCCGAACGACTGAAGCAAAGCCCGGTCCGTCAGGACCCGGCATGTATTTTCCGGAGTAGGCCCGCGTTTCGTCGACCGGGTCGATCAGCACTTCGCGACGCGTTGGCGGTAGCCGTCGTAGTACTGGCTCCAGCAGCGGACACGCTGCTTGACGACGTGGTCGGGATAGCCGTTCTGGCCGCGGTTCGTCACGATCACCGTGGTGTAGCCGTCCCGGGAATAGCCGCCCTGGGATCCATTGCCTACAGGCGTGAAGTAGCTGCCATCATCCGCCAGCGACGGCTGGAAAGAAGCCATCGGTGCGGCATTGCCGTCGCCGAGGGATGCCGCGCCGATCATGCCGATGCCGAGAATGAGTGCCAGTCTCGGGAAGAGCCTCGACATTGTGATTTCTCCAAATCAAGCTGTTTCAGCGACGCCACTCTATACGGGTATATTATTATTGTAAAACACGTATAAGTAGTAATCGTCGTTGGCGCAGCGCCGAACCACGGCGGCCGGGAGCGATACCGGGCGGGCGAGGGCGGTGCCAGTTCGGGGCGGGCATGGAGGGGTGCATCCGCATCCCGCACAACGAGGTGCTCCAATGACCGTCAGGATTTCCCGAACGCAGTATGCGGCGGGCAGCCAGATCTTTCGCGCCGACGGCAACGGCCTCACGCCCGCGATGCGCGGCCTGGCCCAGTCGCTGGCCCGCATCGCCGCATCGACTGTCACCGATCTCGTCGACAACTCGGGCGGCCAGACCGCCGACGGCACCATCGAGGCCATCGGCAGCTTCGTGCCGGCCGCGCTCGGCAGCAGCGACGCCGCCCAGAAGGCCGAGCTTGAGGCGGGCTTCGCCAACGCGACCGACGCGCTGAAGGAGCTGATCGCCCAGGTCAATCTCCTCAATGCGCGCGTGCCCGCACTCACAGGCGCGCTGGTCGACAACATCGTCGGCACGTCCGCGGACGGCACCATCGCGGCTATCGACGTCTCCTACACCGGCGTCGGCACCGCGATGGCGTCGGCTGCTGGCGCCAACCTCGTGCTGGCGCGGCTCAAGAACGCCGTGGCCCAGCTCGCGCTGCACGTGAACAAGCTCGCCGTCGCCTGCGGCTCGCCCGCGGTCGTCGATCTCTCGGGCGGCACGCCGGTCTACAGCCTTGCCTTCGCCGACATTCCCGAAGGCACCGGCACGGCGGCCTCGGGCGCCGATGCGACGGCCGCCAACGCCATCGTCAAGGCGGCCGACGCCAGTGCGGTGATGCAGAAGCTCGCCAACGCCGTGAAGGAACTCGCCACCAAGCTCAACGCGCTGGGCGATGCCACCGGCGGCGTTGCCGTCACCGTCGCCGTCTAAGCGTCGCCGTCTAGACTCCCAACGATTCCTTTAGGCCCAAGGAGGGGCTTCCATGAGCATTCTCACCCGCAAGACCATGCTCTATGCCGGCATCGAGCCGGCCTATGGCACGCTGCCCGCGTTCAGCGATTCGACCAGCCCGATCCTGGTCGAGAACGCCGACTACAAGATCGATCTCCAGAACATCGACCGGCCGCTCTATCGCGCCGATCTCTCGCCGACGCCCGACATGATCGGCCGCAAGATCTCCAAGATCTCCTTCACGCACGAACTGCGCGGCGGCGGCACGGTGGGTTCCGAAAGCCGGCTGGGCCGCCTGCTGCGTGCCTGCTCGCTCTCCGCGGAGAACAAGGCGTCGGCCTGGTGGGGCGCGTTCCTGCCGATCGGCAATGTCGCCGGCGGGCCCAACGTCGCCTGGACGACGGGCGGCAGCCTCTCCGGCATCGCCGAGCCCAAGACGCTGCTGATCGAGGTCACGACCGGCGGCCTCACGAGTGTGGCCGAAGTGTCGATCACCGCCGACGACGGCACGGCGCCGCAGATGGGCGTCGACATGATCAGCGGCACGGCGGCCACGCTCTCGACCGGCGGTCTTGCCGGCGCCACGATCACGCCGACGTGGAGCGGCGCGCTGATCGTCGGCCAGAAGTGGATCGTCACGGTGTTCCCGGCCGGTATCCAGTATCGGCCGACTTCGGTCGAGAGCCAGCAGGAGAGCATCGCACTGCGCCTCTACAAGGACGGCGTGCTGCACGAGGCGACAGGCTGCTACGGCACCTTCAAGGTGAACGCGCAGGCCGGCGGCCGCGCCACGGTGGAGTTCGAGTTCACCGGCATCTACAGCACGCCGACCGATGCCGCCTTCCCGGCGAGCCCGGTCTTCGAGTCGACCCTGCCGCAGCAGGTCGAACTCGGCCGCCTGCATGTCGACGGCTTCGGCGTCGCGGGCCCGCTCAACAACCCGTGCGTGGTCGACACGTTCAGCTTCGACATCGCCAACAAGATCGACCCGCGCACCTCGATCAACGCGGTGAACGGCTATACGGGGCTTCGCATCACAGACCGCGGCAGCTCGGGCGGCATCGACCCCGAAGCGACGCTGGTCGCCAGCCAGGACTTCTGGACCAAGCTCGCCAACGCGCGCCTGATGCCCTTCGGCATGCGGGTCGGCACGACGCCCGGTAACTCCTGGTACATCCACGCGCCCTGCGTCCAGTACACCGGCCTCACCTACAAGGACCGCAACGGCCTGCAGGCCCTCGACGCCGCGTTGCAGTTCAATCGCCTGAACGGCGACGACGAGATCATGTTCTACGCCTGCTGATCCTCGCCGCGAGGCGGTAGCCGACAGCCGACACTCCGGGCCGTGCGAGCGATTGCACGGCCTTTTCCGTGGACGATCCTCTTGCACGCGCAGGTAGTGTGAATTTAGGATCGCCGCCGTGGTGGGGGAGTGAAATGGCAACGCCTGTAAAACTGAGACACAAGAATACGGGGCTCGAGAAGACCGGCTATACCGGCTTTTCCTGGACGACCTTGTTCTTCGGCCCGTTCCCGGCCCTGTTCCGGGGAGAGTTTCTGATCTTCCTGGTGTACGTCGCCGTCGTGGTGGTGATTGCAGTCCTGTTGCCCGTGCTCGGCCTGTTGGTGACGCTGATCGCGCAGTTGGTCTGGTGCTTCCAGTTCAACGCCTTCCATATGCGGAAGCTGATCGGGCAGGGCTATCTGCTGGCCGATACCGACCTCAACAACCAGCGCGCCGCGGAAATAGTCAGGATGTCGCCCGCCGCGATGGGCGCACGGCCCGAGCACAGGGACCTCGGCAACGACGGCTACAAGATCTTCCTCGTCAAGAAATACAAGATCGAAAAGAACGAGGCGCTGGGCAAGATGATCGTGGGCGAGCGCCTGTTCGACACGATCGACGAGGCGCTGGCCTATGCCGACAGCCTCGAGAACGGCGCCATGCCGCCCCACGCGACGCCGCTGGTGCCCGACGGGGAGAGCTGGCGCCGGACGCACACGATCGTTCGCACCATCGCGGTCAGAGGCGGGAAGATATTCGCCCTGAGCGGCGGTGTTTTCGCCGTGCCGAACAACAACACCCTGTTCGGCACGATGGACGAAGCCGTCAAATTCGCGATTGCGCAGGGCGCGGTCTGAGGGCTCGGTCTGAAAGCGCGATAAGGGAGGGCGGTGGCCGGTAATCCGAACACGGCCCGCCCCGCAGGCTTCGAGCCGGGGACTGGAAATCGTAGGCAAGCCTTGCCGCCTCCCGATGCGGGACGAACGCGGCGGGCGCCCCATGTACGAAGTCAAAGTCTTCATCGTCCAGAAAGCCAACGGCGAGCTGGTCGGCGCCAAGCTGACGCGCGGCGCCGCGCAATCGATTGCACGCTACTACGCACCGGCGAAGGTGACGGTGATGGTTGCCGACAAGCAGGTCGTGCCGTCGATTGCACGCTCGGACAGCCTTCGTTACAAGGGGTGACGGTGGGAGGTTGTGTTGCGCAAGATCGTTCTCGGCTCGCTCATAGCGTGTGCTTGGCTAACCGCGGCGACGATCGCCGCCCAGCCGGCCGTCGCTCAGGCGGCCGCTGCCAAGTCGGAGCGCAGGATCAGCAAAGGCTCCATCCTCTGCGAAACGCCGCAAGGGCTGGACGACGCGCTGCCCACGATGAGCGAGCAGCAGCTGAAAAGTATCGGTTGCGCCGTGACCCGGATGACCTGGCCGGCCCGGATCACCAACACCAGCGCACCCAAGGATCGGATCGTGCGGCTCCAGCTCATGACGCCGGACCAGGTCCTCCATATGTGGGGCAGGCGCACGGACCTGATGGGCGTTCTCGCCTCACCCCCCGGCGCTAGCCAAGGGAAGCCCCTGGTGTGGGAAGCCACGGTCAAGGACGCCATCTATTGCTTGGAGCCCAAGGGGGTGAAGGACGCGCGACCGGGTATGGACGCAGCGGCCTTGCAGCAGATCAACTGTTTATCCAGCAATGGTGAATATCTGGTGAGGCTGGTCGACGGCAGCGCTCCCGATGACCCCGTCGTGCAGGTAGAGATCGAGGATCCCAAACAATCCGCGCAACTGTGGATCAAGCGGGAAGCGGCGAGCGCGTTCAAGCCCATGCCCGCGAACTGAAGCCTACGCCGTTCACCTCCACGGTCGCATCTCCGCGCCACGCCCATCCCGCGGCATAGTCCGCTGGCCGCTTCTCCCTAGGCTGTAGCTCGTTTCGCAGAGCCAACAGCATCTCGAGGAGGAGAAGCAGAATGGCCATCAAGGCACTCACTTTGTCCGCCGTGAAGACCGTCGAGTCCAAACTGGACGAGGCTTACGGCACCCCCGACGCCACCCGCTTCACCATCGGCGCCATCGACGCCTTCGTCGCCGCCTATATCGGCGACCGCAGCCTCACCTTCACCGACGGCGAGGACAATGGCCGCGCCGTGGCGCAGGTGAAGCTGAACGAGGCCAACCTCGAATATGTCCGCTTCGGCCTCAAGGGCTGGGAGAAGTTCGCCGATGCCAAGGGCAACGAGGTGGTCTTCGCGACGGCCGAGAAGGTCGTGATGGGCAAGAAGTACCAGGTGGTGGCCGACGACTGCCTGGCGCTGATCGATGCCGAGCTGACCGGCTGGCTGGCGCGCGAGATCAAGGCCATCAACACGGTGAGCGCCGACGACGCGGGAAAATCCGTCGCGGCGTGATCGCGCTCTGCCTGCTGCCGGAGCGCAACTGTGCGACCTGCACGGCGCGGCAGCAGAAGGAGTGGGGTTGCGACGCCAGACAACGGCCCGACGGATCGTGGACCGACCGGTCGCTGGTCCCGATGGAGGTGGACGGCCAGGAGAGCTGGGCCTGCCCGCGCCGGCCGGTGAAGGACGACCCGGCGCTGTTCGGCGAACTGATGTCGCTCTACGGCCTCTACGCCGAAGGCGTGCTGGCCGACGAAGGCGGGGTGATGAGCCAGACGGTGAAGTACCTCGCGATCATGCGCCTGATCCACGGCACCGTGAACGAATGCCGCGCGGCGCAGATGGAGAAGAAGGACTGAGCCGAAGACGCGCCGCAGGGCGCCGAACCCAAGGAGGGGTGGAGCCGTGGCCGACCAGGAACTGTTAATCGTCGTCCGCATGCGCGACGAAGCGTCGGCGGTGCTCGACAAATTCGCCGCCGCCGTCGGCAAGCAGGGTCGCGCGTTGGGTGACGCCACCAAGGCGGCCGACGCCTTTGCCGCCGCCATCGGCAAGATCGGCACGGCGAACACCAATGCCCTCGGCCCGACGAACAATCTGATCGGCGCTCTCGGCAATCTCAATACGGCATTGAATGGTCAAGGCGCGGCGCTGCAGCAGACGGCGAACTGGGCCACGGCTGCCAAGAACGCATTCGCGACGCTGGGCGCGGGCATCCTCAGCGCGACGTCGAACGGTTCGGCAATCACCAACATGGCCAATGCCGGATTGCAGCTCGGCCGCAATCTTGGGGCAGCCGCAACTGCGGCGCAGACGTTTGGAGGAGCAGTCAGCCGCATTGTGACCGCCGGTGGACCCTTGCCGGGCCAGCTCAGAGCGATCACCGTTGCGCTTGGGCCATTGGTCGGCCGTCTCGGGAATGTCGCCGCGGCCTACGTACAGCTCGTCGATGCGGCAGAACCCCTTGTGGCCAAGCAGGACGAGCTGATGCGGCGGCTCAGCACTCTCGCCGGTGGGAGGTCGGACGCCGAAGCGTTTCTCAAAGGCATCAAGAAATACGCCGACGAAACCGGCATCAGTATCGACGCTGCCAAAGAGAAGGCGATCCAGTTCGCCAAGGCCGGGAGCAAAATCGGTATCTCTGCTGGCAATACACTCGGCGTCGCCGTAACGGCGGAGCAACTGACACAGATTTCGGGTGCTTCGCCACAAGAGGCGGAGGCTGCCAACAAAGCTCTGCAGAGTGTATTGTCATCGACTAAAGTCGAAGCGGCGGATCTCAAGACTATCCTGGCCAGTGTGCCGCAGATCGCCCAGCAGATCGCGCTCGGTCTTCGCGTGTCGGTCGGCGAACTACAGCAGATGGCAGAAGCCGGTACGCTCACCGGCCGGCAGGTGTTCGATGCTCTTCGGAAGCAAAGCGCCGAGATAAACCGGAGCTTTGAAAAGCTGCCTCAATCGGTTGCAGAGAGCAAACAGCGTATCGCCAACACCATCGACGACCTGACAACCCGGTTCGCCCAATGGCTGCCGGGCGTACGTCTCTATCAGCAGGCGTGGGCTGCTGTTGCTGATGCGGTCCAAGCCGTGAGTACGGCGTCCTTTCTCGATGACAACGAAGAGTATCTGAAGAAGACAATTCAGAAATACCAAGCACACTACGAAAAGCTAAAGAATGAATTGAAGAGGCCCGCAGGTCATACGGAGTTGGTGGCAACCGCAAAGACTCTTGAGAATTTACAGAACCGCCTGGACGAGATCGAGAAGAAGAAGGCTACGGCCCTTGCTCTAGATAAGGCGGAAGAATTCAAGGGCACTCTCATTGGTATTGAGGCTGGTCTCAACAAGCTGGGCGTTACGCTTGACGCAAAGACGGGACAGTTGGTCTCGCTTGCGGAAAGAGATGCCGCGGCCAAAGTCGCCTATTGGACCGAGGTGCGAGACCGCGTGCGGAAAGCGTACGACGACCTCGCGGTACAATATGAAAGAGGTGAAGTATCGGCAGAGCGGGTTAAGGAAGCGCAACTCGCTTTGGAGGGCGCCAAACGCCTGTTGGCCGAAGCGACGGATAGCTTCGCCAAAGTTACGTCAGTGAGGCGTGCAGAGATCGATGCCCGAGAAGTAGAGGAAGACAAGACCGTAGAGTCGCTTAAGCGGGTGACTTCTACCTTGGTGTTGTTCCGAGATGGCCTCGATGTCGTTGCGAAGACTGCTTTGGACTTTGCGACCGTGGCGCGGTCGCCTTTCGATCCTGCAAGCATGAAGCCCCCGGCTTGGGCCGAGCAATTTAAGGGAGTGGGCATTGATCCGATGACGGACCCGCCCCCGGAGTGCGGTGGCAGCAATGGCGTCCAAGGCTCGGGCTCGCTGAAGTCTTTACGCGATGAACTCGCTGCGATTGCCGCTGCGTTGAAGGTGGTGGGCGAGGGTCCCTACGCCATTCGGAAGGCCGAAATGGACGCAAAGGCGTCACGCGTGGGCACCGTAGAGGGTGACTTGCAGAGGCAGGTGTTCGAGAAGCGGCAGGTCCTGACCGATACCATCGCGATCGACAACCTCGTGAGGGAAACCGAGCTGACGCGCCAACTGACGGCAGCGATTGGCGACGTGAACAAGCAGAATGAGATTCGCCAGAATTTCGAGATCGCCAAGAGGCTGCGCGATGCCGCTCCGGAGAAGAAGGTCGAACTTGAAAAAGTGATGCGGGACGGAAACAAAGCCCGGAAGGACAACGAGGAGGCCGACAAGGCGTACAAGGAAGAACAGAGCAAGATGGAGCGGGCGACGGCGTTCGCGCGCGAGACGTTCAAGGGCTTCTTCAACGACGTCAAGGAGGGCCTGAAGAAGGGGCAAGATCTCTGGGAGACATTCGGCAACGCCGCGCGCAATGCGCTGAACAAGATCACCGAGAAGATCGTCGACCTCGTGTCGAGCAAGCTTCTGGATCAGCTATTCGACGGGTTCGGGAGTGTTCTCGGTGGCGGCGCTGGCGGGAAGGGCATTGGTGCGGGTGCCGGCGCTGGTGGCGGCCTCGGGGGCATCCTCGGCTCTCTCTGGCAAGGATTCGTCAGTCTGTTCGCCGACGGCGGCATCATGACCGGTCGCGGACCGGTGCCGTTGCGCAAATATGCGGGCGGCGGCATCGCGACGTCGCCGCAGCTCGCGCTGTTCGGCGAGGGATCGGTGCCGGAGGCCTATGTGCCGGTGCCGTCGGGGCGCATTCCGGTCGAGCTGCGCGGCGGCCTGCGCGGGGGCATGACGGTGCAGACCAACATCAGCGTCAACATGACGGCACCGGCTGGCGGTCAGGGCTCCGGCGACGGCGGCGGGCGCGGCAACATGATGGAGCAGGCGCGGGAGCTCGGCGCCATCGTGACGGCCATGGTGAACAAGAACCTGCAGGACCAGATGCGGCCGGGCGGCCTGCTCAACCCCAGCGGTTCGTTCAGCGCGGGAGTGGTGCAATGACGACGACGGTTCAGTTTCCCGCCATCGACTGCACCTTCGGCACGCCGGTGAGCTATGCGCCGCGCGTGCTGAAGAACGCCTACGGCAACGGCTACGAGCAGAGGGTGGGCGACGGGCTGAACACCGTCGCCGAGAAGTGGACGGTGGCGTGGCAGGGCATCCGCTGGAGCGAGTGCCTGGCGATCAACACGTTCCTCAAGGCGCAGAAAGGCTACCTGCCGTTCCTGTGGACGCCGCCGGGCGAGGCGCCGCTCCAGGTCAAATGCGAGAGCTGGAGCCGCGAGAAGACGTCGGGCAACACCGGCAACGTGCAGGCGACCTTCGAGCAGGTATTCGATCTCTAGCTTGCGCCGGGGTGGATGAACCCGGCATCCGCAGATCCAGCCCAAGGAGGGGCAGGCAATGGCTCATGTCGTCAAGCTTCGCGTCAAGGACACCACCGCCAGCACGGGCACCGGCACGAAGGTGCTGGCGCGCACGTCGACGCTCAACTTCCGCACCTTCGACGCGGTGATGGCCAACGGCGACACCTGCGACGCCATCGTGATCAACCGCAGCGCCAACCAGTGGGAGCATTCCTCCTGGACGATCGCGGGCGTCGGCAGTGAACCTGCGCTGACACGACTCGAGTTCAAGGAGTCCTCGACCGGCGCGCCCGTGCACTTCACCGAAGGCACGAAAGACGTGCTGATGCTCTATCCGGTGGCGGGCAAACTGGACTTCACGGCACGGACGTTGAAGCTCGCCCCCAACATCATCGACGGCACGCCCGGCACGACAAGCGCGTTCCGTTTCTATGACGACGGCAACGGGTGGATCGGGGGGGTCGGTGTTTCCTCGGGGGCCGTCGACATCCGGTCGGGATGGAACCTCAACCTCTGGTCCGGGCAGACTGGAAGTCAGCGGAACACGATAAGAGTCAACCAGAACGGATTGGGTATTGCCGTCGGTGCTGCCGTCGCGGCCGGCATCGAGCCGCAGGCAGCGCTCCACGTGGTCAATCGCGGAGGCGCGCCATCCGCGATCATCACGACCAGCACCAGCACGGCTGTTCGCATCGGGCCCAACGGGGCATCGTCAGCCATCGAAGGCGTCGACTATACCGGCCTGAATGTTTGGCGCCCGCTGTTCGTCAACGGCGACGTGGTCATCCTAGGGGCGCAAGGCTACGAGGCCATGCGGATTAGCGCTAACCGAAACGTGCTGATCGGCACGACGGTGGAGTCCGCAAAGCTCTCTATTGGCCTGGATGGCGTGGCTGATCCAAGCAATTACGGCAAGGCGATCCAGATCACCCGTGGCCCCTCGGGCGGGCAGCAGATCGCTTTTATACGGAACGGCGCACAAGTCGCAAGCCTGGGCTATAAGCCTGGTAGCAATGCATTCGGTTTCGGCCTTGGCACCACCGTTGATGCCAACTTCTGGCCGAATTGGTTGTCGCTCAACAATGGTAATGTTGGGATCGGTATCGAGGCCCCCGGCTCCAAACTCGATGTCATGGGGGCGACTACAGGCCTCACTGAGAACATTGTCCGCATCGGCAATGCTGGTGCCAACCGATACATGCGACTAGGAGTACATGCCTCCGGGGCAAACCAGTACCCATTCATCCAAGCCTATCATACGAACTCAGACGCCAATCCTTGGAAGTTCCTCCTCAATCCTTATGGACGCGAGGTTGGCGTAGGCGGTATCCCAGGCGACGGCGTCTTGTTAGATGTAATGGGCGACATGAGCGGCGCGGCCTATTCGCACTTCCGCGTCATCAACTACGGCACGACCGGGGCGCAAGCTAGAACCCACATGACAGCAGGCGGCCGAACGGCCGGTAGGGTAGTCGATTACGATGGCCAGTATCTGTTTGAAGTCGGACATGGCCTAACTACTCGCTATAGCGACTTTGATAACCATCACTGGAGATCCAACAGCGGCGCTGCGCGCATGCAATTGACTGCAGTGGGGGTAGGCATTGGTCGTAATCCTGGCGCTCCGTTGGATGTGTGGTCGTCGACTGTGGGCACGGGGTACGACTACATAGCGCAGTTCGGTGTCAACAACGGTGTGTCGGCACACACACGAATGCTGTTTGGTCAGAACGCCGTCAACTCAATGTTCTTGGAAGTGGCAAATCAGGACAATACGAAAGGCGTGTTAACACTGCAGCCGTTCGGCGGATCGGTGATCGCCGGTGGTTCCTATGCCGCCGACCGAGGTCAGTTCTCAGTACAGGCGAGTGTTGCTGGGAACTTGATGTCTTTGATCCACAACGACAGCGCGCATGCGAATGCTTATGCGGAGCATCGTATTTATGTCGGTGGGAAGTATGTCCGCCGATTGGTGGGCTGGAATGGCTCGCACCTGCAAGAGCTGGCCACTGGTGTCACCACCCGCTATAGCGATTTCGATCTTCATAGCTGGCGAAACAACGCTGGCGCGGAACAAATGCGCCTCAGTAGTGGCGCGCTGGGTATTGGCGGGGTTCCGCTGTATCGGCTGGATGTGATTTACAACAATGATAGCTACTGCTTCTCCAGCACTCGAAACGGCAGCTTGGGTAATTGGGCCAGCGCCGGTCTTTTGTTGGATTTGTCGGCGGTACCGAATGCCTACGCCACCCTCAACTTGGTGCGAAACGGTGGCAATCCTGTTCTAGAGCTTGCAACGTTCAGTGGTGTTACAGGCGGCATTCACATAGTGGGCAAGGCGGTGAGGTTCTTCAATTCGGCCTCCACCTTGTTGATGGCGCTCGAAAACACGGGTCAGTTGTTCATCGGTAACGCTTCGGAACCATCAACTCCTAGCGGAGGTGGCTATCTTTTTGTCTCTGCTGGTGCTTTAAAATGGAAAGGTAGTGCAGGCACCGTCACGACAATCGCCAACGCCTAACTCTCGTCCGACCAAGGAGGGTCGCATGTCAGTCGCCTATACGTGGAAAGTCGAGAAGATCGAGTGCCGACCTTTTGTCGGTGAGTACGAGAACGTCGTGTCAACGGTGCACTGGCGCATGTTTGGTGCCGATGGCGAGGTGCAGGACTCGGTTTATGGCTCCGAGAAGGTCGACTTCGTGGAGATCGCCGTCTTTACGCCGTTCGAGGAACTTACCGAAGAAGGCGTGATCGGGTGGGTGCAGGACAAGCTCGGAACCGAGCGGATCGCGCTGCTGAAGACGGCACTCAACACCATGATCGCGAACCGTATCACGCCGCCCGTCGTATCGCCGCCGCTGCCCTGGTCGGCCTCGTAACGCTCCTGCCGAGAGGCACCCCATGTCCTCGACCGCGCCGCATGGCGTGCTGCCGCATGGCGACGAGCTGTTTGCCGTCACGCGGCTGGCCGCCGATAGCCAGTCGCTCACGCCCGGCGATATCGTCATGCTGTTCGACATCGACACCGCGCCGATCGGCGGCACGGAGATCTGGTATCTCTGTGCCGGCCTGGTCGATGGCGCCGCGCCCGTGTGGAAGGGCAACACCTATGCGCCGCATCCCATCGTGGCCGAAGGCTTCGAGTGGGCGGGGCGCGGCCAGTTGCCCAAGCCCAAGCTCACCGTCGGCAATGCGCTCGGCCTCCTGCAGGCCGCCGTCGTGCAGTACAATGACCTGCTTGGCGCCAAGGTCACGCGCTGGAAGACGCTGAAGAAATATCTCGACGGGCAGCCCAACGCCGATCCCGACACGCACTACATCCCCGACATCTATCACATCGATCGCAAGGTCGCGCAGACCAAGGGCATGATCGAGTTCGATCTCTCCGCCGCGCTCGACCAGCAGGGCGTGATGCTGCCACGCCGCCAGATCATCCGCGACGCCTGCACCGAGACCTATCGCAAGTGGGACGCCGCCAAGGCCGAGTTCGTGCCGGGGACATGCCCCTATGCCGGCGCCGCGAAGTTCACCGCCAAGGACGCACCGACCGACGCGGCCCATCTCGACGTCTGCAGCCACAAGCTCTCGGGCTGCCGGGCCCGCTTCGGCGCCGACGGCGAGCTGCCGTTCTCGGGCTTTCCCGCCGTATCGAGGACCCGCTGATGTTTGCTGTTTCCGTAGCCATCCAAGAAGCGATCGTCGAGCACGCCCAATCGCTCGCGCCGGAGGAGGCGTGCGGCGTCGTGCTGGGCAAGGACAGTGGCGACCGCTACGTCCCGTGCGAGAACGTGGCCGAGGATCGGAGCACAGCCTTCGAGATCGACGCTGGCTTCATGGCGGAAGCGCGGGCGTCGGGCGAACTGCGCGCCATCGTGCACTCGCATCCGCACGGGCTCGACGGTCCGTCCAGGACCGACATGGAACAGGCCGCCGAGGACGACGTGCCGTGGGGCATCGTCGTGCTCGATCCCGTGCACCGGCCCAAGCTCTTCTTCTGGGGCGACATGCTGCCGGCCGCGCCCTACGAGCAGCGGCCGTTCCGTCACGGCATCGCCGACTGCTATGCGCTGGTGCGCGACTGGTATCGCCAGGAGCGCGGCCTAACCCTGCCGCTGACGCCGCGCGATCCTGATTGGTGGAACAAGGGCCAGCGCGTCATCGAGGACAATCTCCACCGCTTCGACTTCGACGAATTCGGCGACGGCGAGCCGTTGCAGGTGGGCGACGTGCTGCTGTTCCAGGTCGGCGCGCCAACGGTGAACCACACCGGCATCTATGTCGGCAACGGCCTGGTGCTGCACCACCTCACCAACCGCCTCTCGCGCAAGGACGTGCTGGGCCCGTGGAAGCAGAAGTATCACGCCAAGACGATGCGGATGCGGCCGAGTGCCGTGCAAGCGATTGCACCGGAGGGTGGGCAATGAGGTGGGGGCGCTCTCCTTGTCATCCTGAGCGCAGCGAAGGATCTAATGGCCGCGAGACAGCCTTGCTCTGCTTTGGTGCAATGAGATCCTTCGCTGCGCTCAGGATGACAGAGGAAACAGCCAAGCCGACCGCGAGCCGGGAGCCCGCCCCATGATGCGCCAGGTCTATCTCTACGGCGCGCTGGGCCGGCGCTTCGGCTATCGCCACCGGCTCGCGGTCGACACCTTGCCCGAAGCGATCTGGGCGCTGTCGGCGATCCGTCCGGGATTCAAGGAGTATTTCTTCCGCGGCCCCGCTTATGCCTTCGTGAAGGGCGCGACGCGGCACGGCGGCATCGACCTCGACCTCACAGAACTGCCGATGACGCTCGGCAAACACGACATCCACATCATGCCGGCGGCGATGGGCGCGGGCGGCGGCTCGGGCAAGACGGTCGGCAAGATCGTGTTGGGCGTGGTGATGATCGCGGGTGCGTTTTTGACTGCCGGAGCATCGCTGGCTCCCATGATCGCGTTGGATGCAGCGATGTATGGCGTCCCGGCGGCCACTTTGACGGCGACTGCAGGCGCTGGAGGCATGAGTGCCGCCATCGGTTCTGGCATGATTCTTGGCTCAATCACCTACGGCAACATCGCTGCCGCGGGCGCGATGATGGCGCTCACCGGCGTTTCGCAGCTCATCTCGCCGACGCCGCAGGCCTCGCAGGCTGCCTACACGAACATGGAGCGGCCGGAAGCGCGGACGAGCTTCATCTATGGCGGCGCGGTCAACACGTCGGAGCAGGGCGGCCCGATCCCGATCCTCTACGGCCGCATGCGCATCGGCTCGACCCTCGTGGCGGCCTCGGTCTCGACCGATCAGATCGAGGGCACCGTCACTGCCGGCGCGCCGGGCACCACGGCACGGCACGCCTTCTCGGGCGGCGAGCTGTAGCCGCCGTTCACTTCTCCAGTTCGATCTTGGCTGCGACCGGGCGGGCGGCGCGAGAGACATGACCCCTCCGCCCTGGTGAGACGAGGGCACCTCCCCCGATGACGGGGGAGGCGAAGCGCAAGTGGTCCGATCCCGCGCCACCGCGGCCGCGCCCGCATAATCCGCCATCCGCCGGGGCTAGCCTCGCCAACACCGCCTTCCCATCCGAGGGCCCATCCGAGGGCCCATCCGAAGGGGAGCGGGCGGCGACGGGCGGTTCTGGAGGCGCATTGTGAGTTCCATCATCCCGAGCCACACCGTCTTCGGGCGCGGCGGCAGCGGCGGCAAGGGCGGGGGTAAGTCGGAGCCGGTCGGGCGGTCGCCGGTCGAGGCGCCGAACTCGCTGCAATCCAGGTCCATCGCGCGCTTCCTCGACCTGTGGTGCGAGGGGCCGATCCACGGTCTGGTGAACGAAGACCAGTCGATCTACTTCGACGACACGCCGCTCAAGAACGGCGACGGCACCTTCAACTTCACCGGCGTCGCGTTCGACACGCGCTACGGCTTTCCGTTCGGCTCGCAGACCTACATGGCGGGCTTCCCGTCGAGCCGCAACACGGTGACGCTGGAAGGTGGCCAAGGCGTCGAGATCCGCAAGTCGAACGGCGGCGTCGTCCGCACCGTCAACAATCCGCAGGCCAACGCCGTCATCGTCAAGATTTCGACGCCCGCCCTCTACATGCAGAACAACGAGACGGGCGACATCAACCCCTACACGTCGAACTTCCGCATCTTCGTGAAAGCCTTCGGCGCCGCCTCGTTCGTCGAGACGCACTATGTCGGCTTCCACGGCAAGACGACCTCGACCTATCAGCGCGACTATCGCGTGGCGCTGCCGCCCGGCGGGGCGCCCTGGGACATCAAGATCCAGCGCGAGAACGACGACGATCCCGCGGAGTGGTTCAAGGACCGGCTCTACTGGACCTCCTACACCGAGGTGGTCGACGGCAAGCTCGCCCATCCCAACGTCGCCTATTGCGGCGTGCAGATCGACACGGCGCAGTTCAACGGCAGCGCCCCGGCGCGCTCCTACGACGTGAAGGGCCTGCTGATCAAGATTCCGTCGAACTACAATCCGGCGACGCGCAGCTATACCGGCGACTGGAATGGCACCTTCACCACCGCCTGGTCCGACAATCCCGCCTGGTGCTTCTACGACCTGCTGACCAACACGCGCTATGGCCTGGGCCTCGATCCCGCGGCGGTGAACCCGTGGAAGTGGGACCTCTACACGATCGGCCAGTATTGCGATGCCGTGGACGAGAGCGGCGCCTATGTCGGCGTCGACGACGGGGCCGGCGGGAAGGAGCCGCGCTACACCTGCAACATGCTGCTGAACAGCCGGCAGGAAGCCTATGCCGTGGTCAACACCATGGCGTCGATCTTCCGCGGCATGCCGTTCTGGTCCTCCGGTGCGGTGCGCGCGACGGCCGACATGCCCAAGGCGCCGGTGGCGCTGTTCACCAACGCCAACGTGCTGGGCGGCGAGTTCAAATACGAAGGCACGTCGCTCAAGGCGCGGCACACCACGGCCAAGGTCGTGTGGAACGATCCGGCCGACGCCTATCGCCCCGCCGTCGAATGGGTCGACGATCCCGAGGGCGTGGCGCTCTACGGCGTGCGTCAGATCGACATCGTGGCCTATGGCTGCACCAGCCGCGGCCAGGCGATCCGCGCCGGGAAATGGGTGCTCGACACCGAGCGCACGGCGACCGAGACGGTGCATTTCCGCTCCGGCCTCGAACTCGCCGACAAGTTCCCCGGCGACATCGTTTCCATCGCCGACGAGAACTACGCCCAGCAGATCTTCGGCGGCCGCATCGTCTCGTCGACCTTGAGCAGCGTCACGGTCGACCAGGCTTACGCGGTGCTGGCGGCGTTCAGCTACACGCTGCACATCACCATGCCCGACGGCACGTTGCAGAAGCGCACGCTCACCAATACGGCGGGCGAGACCGCGACCTTCACCTGGTCGACGCCGCTGCACGAGGAACCGCTGGCCGGCGCGGTGTGGGCCATCACCTCGACGTCGCTGGAGGCGCGGCAGTTCCTGCTGGTCTCCAACATCGAAGTGGGACCGGCGACCTTCGAGGCGATGGGCGTGTTCCACGATCCCGCCAAGTTCGATCGCGTCGAGAAGGGCATCGTCGTTCCGCCGCCGCCCTACAACGTGACGCCGACCGGGCCGATCGTGCCGCCCACGGGGCCCAGTTCGATGATGCGGCTCTATCAGGTGGGCTCGGCGGTGCGCGCCGCGGTGCTGCTGTCGTGGGCGAAGTCGGACGACGGCCGCGTCTATGCCTACGAGGTACAGGTCAAGGGTCCGCAGGACATCGACTACCAGACCATCGGCACGACCTCGATGACCAGCATCGAATATCAGGACAGCCAGGAAGGCACCTACGATTTCCGCGTCCGCGCCAAGGCGCTGAACGGCAAGACCAGCGCGTGGCTGGAAGCGACGAACATCACGCTCACCACCGCCATCCCGCCCAGCGATGTTGGCCGGGTGGAAAAGGTCTATGACCCCGATGGTGTCGCGATCAAGTGGCCTGCTGTCGAGGACTTGAACGTCGACTACTACGAGGTCCGCCGCGGCCCCGTACCGGCGGAGGAGCCGAACACGCAAGAGAAGTTCGAGATTTTGTGGAACGCGGCCACCAAAGTAGGCACGCCACGTGAGTTGCGTCACACCGAGAAAAAGGTCGCGACGGGGAAGTACCGGTACTGGGTAAGGGCGGTGTCAAAGCCCCAAGGCATCTACAGCGTGACGCCTTCCCACGTGGATATTGACGTGGAAGCCCCGCCGATGCCTGTCGTGACGGCTGTGCTCGAAGCAGACCAGTACAAGCTCTCGTGGCCGGGCGTAGTCTCGTCAGGCTTCTTTGTCGAGGAGTATGAAATCCGCTACGGCGCAGATTGGACTCCCGACGACCCCCTCTCTCTCATTTCTCGCGTCAAGGGCACGTCGTTCTCCGGTCCCGTGCGTTGGGGTGGCAACCGCAAATTCTGGGTCGCGGCCAAGGACAAGGCAGGCAACTACAGTACGGCAGGCAATGTCAGTTTGATGATCAATGCCGCGAGTTCTGTTTCGAACCTGACGGCGCAGGTCGTCGACAACAACGTGCTGCTGCGCTGGAGCAGCGCCATCTCCGTCCTCCCCATCGACCACTACGCAGTAAGGAAGGGACCGACCTGGGGTGCCGGGCTATCGATAGGTGATAAGTCCGGTACGTTCACCAGCGTCTTCGAGAGCGCGGCAGGCACCTACACCTACTGGGTGGCGGCGGTCGACAGCGGCGGCAACGAAGGCATGCCGCTGTCGGTGACGGCGGTGGTCAACCAGCCCCCGGATTACATACTGCGCACCGAAGACTACGCAGACTTGGGTGCTGGCCGCACGGGCCACGTGCTCACGAGCACAGCCGCGGGAGACACGTTTGCCGGCGTCACGTCGACCTGCGCCGTTACCGCCAACAAGACCTTCCGGTTCCAGATCTGGGTCAAAGCAGGCTCCCAGCCCGGCGTCGTGCGTCTGCATCTGCGCGACGGTGCCAACACCGAGTATGGCGCTTTCGACTTCACGCCTACGTCCACCTGGCGGCTGTACAGCGTGCAGACGACCTTCCCGTCGGGGGCGGTGCCTAACCTGGTCGTCTATGTGAACCCGTTGTCGACTGCGAGCGCAGCGGGGCAGACGCTGCTACTTGCCGACGCCGAAATCATCGAGGTGGGATCGCTCACCAACCTCATTGCTTCCGAGTTCGCGGGGGGCAGCTGGTACTATAGCAACAGCGCGGGCGCCCAGAACGTCGTGCCGGGACCTTTCGACGGCGTGCTGACCAATCTCACGGTGCAGGCCGGTGTTCTCTATGGCCCCGCCGACACGACCGAGACGTGGCTGACGCACTTCACCGATCAGGGATGGGACCAGCCGCAAGACCAGATCGACGCCGGTTACGTCGACTGGCTTGACCCCGGCCCGAGCACGGCGAAGTACGTCGAGGTGTTCGACTATGACTCGGTCGTGCAGGGAACTCTTGTCACGATCTCGCCGAGCAAGAACGATTTCTCTGGCTCGGTGTCCGTGTCCATTGGCCTGGAGAGCAGTCTCGACGGTGTGAACTGGACGATGGTCGGTACGGGCTCGCAGCAGTATGTGTCGAACTTCCGCTACTTGCGCGTCACCCTCGACCTCAGCAGCGCAGGCGCGGTGTGCGCAATCTCGGCCATCTCGGTCAAGCTCGCTTCCAAGATGAAGACCGACGCCGATACGGTCAATGCGAACGCCAGCGACAGCGGCGGCACGCTGGTGACGTTCAACACGCCATTTGCGTCGGTGACTTCGATCCAAGTGAGCCCGGTGGGTACGGCCGCACGGTACGCCATCTATGACTTCGCTGGCGTGCCTTATCCGACGAGTTTCAAGGTGTTGGTGTTCGATGCCGCGGGCAACCGCATTTCCGGCCAGGTGAGCTGGACCGCACGAGGATACTAGAATGGCCGACTGGAACAATCCGCAGAACGCATCGCTCTACACGGACGTGATGCAGATGATCAAAGATCGAGACTACGCGGCCATGACGCTAAACAGCGTCGCCGAGACGTTCACCAATCTGCCCGACGGCGCGATGAAGTGGCATCCCGGCAATCAAAGGCTGGAAAGAATATGGAGCGGTGTGTGGCAAGCCCAGCTCATAGGCCTGGGGGGTGGCGGTACAGGGGCCAATTCCGCCGCAGGCGCGCGTAGCAATCTCGGGTTGGGCGCCGTCGCGGTCGAGAATGTCCTTACTGTTGCCAAGGGCGGTACCGAGGCCACGACGGCGGCCGGGGCTCGCGACAAGCTCGGCCTGGGCTCGATGGCGACGCAGAACGGCAACGCCGTGTCGATCACCGGCGGCAGCATTTCCGGCATCGCGGCGCTCGGCATCGCCGTGGGCGGCACGGGTGCGAACAGCGTCATCGGCGCTCGCGCCAATCTCGGGCTGGGCGGCCTTGCGATCCTGCACGCCGTCGGGGTGGGCGAGATCTGGGACGGCAACGTCACCACCGCGAAGCTCGCCGATGGGGCCGTGACGACCATCAAGATCGCCGATGGCCAGGTCACGGACGCGAAGATCGCCTCCGGCCTCAACGGCAAGGGCAGCCGCATCGTGTCGACGGGCACACCGTCGGGCGGTAACAACGGCGACATCTGGTACCAGGTCTAAGGCCATGGCGAACGAGAACACCTTCGTGAAGGATGCGGGCGCCTGGAAGATGGCGACCGCGATCCACGTCAAGGACGCCGGCGTCTGGAAGACGGTGAAGGGCATCTGGACGCACGACGGCGGCGTCTGGAAGAAGGTCTACTTCAAGTCGTTCCGCTTCAATCACACCTACAGCACCGTCACGGCGAGCCCGAGCGTGGCGACGCTCGCGACATCGCTGGGATGGAACGGCAGCGATCCCGTAGTGGGCAACATCGTCGTCGATGCCAACCTCTACTCGACCTCGACCGGCGTGGCGGCCTTCTATTGCCACGGCCTGCCGGCGGGATCGGTGATCAATCTCACCGTGAATGCCGGAAGGACCATCGGCGGCTGCGGCGGGCAAGGCGGTAACGGCGTGGCCGGCGTCAACGGCGAGACGGGCGGGCTCGCGATGTACGTGCGCAACACGCTGAACGTCACCAACAACGGGACGATCGCGGGCGGCGGCGGCGGCGGCGGTGTCGGCGGCGACTATGTCGACTGGGGCGCCAGCCTCTTCATCGGCGGCTCGGGCGGCGGCGGCGGACGCGGCGGCGGCGGCGCGGGCGGCGGCATCAACAATGCGGGCTACACGCCGGGCGGTCCGGGCAACAACGGCTCCTTCGCGGGCGCGGGCACGGGGGGCGCGGGCGTCTCCGTGTCGCGCGGCGGCGAGGAGGGCAGCCCGATCACCTGGCACACCGGCGGCAACGGCGGCAACGGCGGCGACTGGGGCCAGCCGGGCAGCGCCGGCAGCACGGCGAGCAACGGCGGCGGCGGCCCGGGCGCGGGTGGCGCGGCGGGCTCGGCCGTCGACGGCAACTCCTTCGTGACGTGGCTGGCGACAGGCAGCCGGTTCGGGAGCTTGGCGAACTAGGGCCGAGGGTTCGTGCAACCGATTGCACGGCGCCCGGCCTTACGCCACCGGCTGGCTCACCTGCGTCACCGGCTGGAGGTCGGTGAACTTGGCGATGTCGGCGAAGACTTCGCCGGCGCGCGGGCCGGTGAGGCTCGCCTTCAGGGCGTCGGCGCTCTCGAAGGTGAGGTGGGCCATCAGGATGTAGGGGGCGGGGCTGCCGTCGCCGGCGGAAAGGCCGCGCATCACCTGCACCGTCTTGAGCCCCGTCGACGCGAAAGCCGACTTGACCAGCGGGATGTGATTGCTGTCGTAGTAGGCGTTGTCGAAGCGCGCGCCGTCGCGGCGGGGATAGAGGACGCTGAAGACGACCATGGGAACCTCGCGAGCGTGATGGTGGTTGTGCACGTGACGCGGACTCGACTGTCGCGATAGAGACCTTAGCGGATAATAGGGACCTTAGCCGACAATCGCCGCCGGGGTCATCGGGCGGTCGCCGGAGGGCCGCGGCGAAAGCGGATTACTCCGGCATCAACTGCAGGTCGGTGTCCTGCAGTTTCAGGCCGCATTGCGTCAGCAGGCAATGCGCCTGGCCGCGATGGTGGGTCTGGTGGTTGAAGAAATGCGCGACGAAGATCCAGCGCCGGCCGCTGACGTCGCGATGCGAGCTCTTGGAAAAATAGCTGAGCTGGCCCGCCAGCCACGCGGGCGCCAGCGCATCGGCCCACTGGACGATGTCGGCATCGCAGGCGATGCGTTCGTCCTGCAGCGCCTCCCAGGTGGGCCAGGTCGAGACGGCGTCGGCCATCGCCGCGGGTGGCGTCGGCGTTCCCTCGAAGCGGCTGAGCCACAGCCGGTCGGCCCAGACGAGATGCGCCAGCGTCGCGTGGATCGAGCCGAAGAAGGCGCCGCGGTCGCGCCGACGCTCCTCGTCGGCGAGGCTCGAGGCCGCGCCGTAGAGGCTTTCGTTCTGCCAGCGATTGTAGCGCGCCAGGCGTTGGGCGTAGGCGACGTCGATCATCGGATGCTCCCGTAGCGAGGCCGCAAGCGTAGCGGAAAGCGAGAAGGCTTGCCGCTCCGCCGGGGCGTGGCTAGTCGAGGAAGGCACGGGATAGACGCGACGCGACGCAATCACCAAGGAGGGTGGCGTGCTGGTGCTGGCTCTGACCGGATCGCCTGGATCCGGCAAAACGACCGTGGCGGACCATCTGGTGCTGCGTCACGGCTTCCGGCGGCTGCGCTTCGGCGAGCCGTTGAAGACCATGCTGGGGGCGTTGATTGCCGCGCAGGGGCAGACGCCGGAGTATGTGAGGCGCTGTCTGGAGGGCGATCTCAAGACGCGGCCGGTTCGCGAGCTGGCGGGGCGGACGCCCAGGCATGCATTGCATGCACTGGCCAACGGCTGGGGGCGCGACATGATCGGGCCCGACCTCTGGGTGCAGTGCTGGCGCGGCGCCGTCGAGCCGATGCTGCAGGCGGGGCCGGTGGTGGCCGAGGATTGCAGCCGCTTCGACGAGGTCGACATGGTGCGCGCGCTGGGCGGGCTGGTCTGGCGGATTGTACGGACCGACGGGCGCACCGACGGGCGCGACGGCGACGACTCCGGCTCTGCCACGGCGCCCGATCCCGAGCAGGCGGCCTTCGAGGTCGATGCCAACCTCTTAAACAACGGCGCGGTGCCGGCGCTGCTGCTGCACGTCAACCAGCTCCTGCGCGACTATGTGCGGCGCCAGCAGGCGAGGACCCCGTGACCACGCTCAACCGCTGCATCGAGGTCGCGGGCGGCGACAGGGTCGGCCGCTTCCTGTATCGGCTGCATCGCTGGACGGCCTTCACGCGCATCGTGCGCGGCGGCGTCAAATGGGTCGCGCTCACCTACGCGCAATGGGCGGACGAACTCGCCGTCTCCTACACGCAGTTCAAATACCTGCTCGAGAAGGCCGCGGCCGCCGGCCAGGTCGTGCGCGAGCAGCATCGCTTCCGCGGACTGAAGGTGCTGTTCGTGCGCCTGTCGGACGCCACGCGGGCGGCGATTGCCCATACCGGTGCCCAGGCCGGTGCCCAGACCGGTGAGGGCAAAAGTGCCCAGACCGGTTTGGGCAAAACTGCCCAACTCATAAGAAACCCGACTCAAGAAACGATTGAAGAAACCAAGATTGCGAGCGGCCCGGCGGCCGCCGCGGCACCAGCTCCAACGCCAGCTCCAACACCAGTTCCAACGCTGGCCGCGACGAAGGTCGCGACACTGGAAGCGCTGTGGCGGGAAGCGCGGCCGTCGGCGCCGATCACCGCCAAGATGCGCGGCCAGTTCCGCCACCTCGTCCGCACCCTGCGCGACGGCGAGGCGGAGCGGGTGGTGCGCTTCGCCCTGGCGCACTGGCCGCGGGTCGTGCGCGCCGCCGAAAAGCACCACGGCGCGTTCAAGTCGCCCGACGTGCCGCAGCTCGGGTTTCTCGTGAAACACATCGAGGCGGTGCGGAGCCTGACCAACAAACCACCTCACCCTGAGGAGCCGCACGCAGTGCGGCGTCTCGAAGGGTGGGCCGCAGACGCGGCGCTTCGGCCTTCTGTCGTCCTGAGCGTAGCGAAGGACCTAATCGCCGCTTGCAACCGGCATGAGATCCTTCGCTGCGCTCAGGATGACAAGAGAAGCAGCGCGCGCCCTCGGCCCGCGATCATGACCTATCGCGAGATGCTGGCGCTGGAAGGGATCGCGGCGTGAGCGGGGAGCCGTGGTTCAAGCCTCATGGCGTGCTCGATCCGGAGCGGCATGCGGCGTTGATCGCCAACCGCGACGCCATCGCGCGGGATGCGGGGATACCGGTGCATCTGCTGTGGCAGAAGCTGCCGGCGGCGCTGACGCCTGTGGAGCGGGACTGGCTGGCGCGGTTCCATCGCCAGCGCGGCGAGGGACGCTGCGGCCTGCTGCTGACGGGCGAGGCTCCCGCGCTCGATCCGTTGCAGCGCATCGGCGCGATGGCGGGGTGCCTGTCGCGCAACTTCGTGCGGGCGCGGGTCGTGCCGCTGCTAGAGGCGCTGGAAGCGGTGGCCGACGGCGCGCCGATCGCGGCGACCTGTCTCCTCGTTCCCGACTTCGTGCCCGATCGCGCCACCGTGCGCGAGGCGCCGGCGTGGCGGGTGGCGCAGCTCACGGCGCTGCTCACCGCGCGCTGGAGCACGTCGGGGCTGCAAACCGTGCTCTACGCGCCGAGCCTCGCCGACGCCGGCCGCGAATATGGCGGCTTCGTCGCCGACCTGCTGCGCAACCATTATCTCGAGGTCGCGATATGAGGCGTGCTTTCCCTTCTGTCATCGCGCGCGGGGCAGCCCCGCGCTGGAACGAAGTGAAGGATCTCATGGCGGTTGCCTCACCGATTGCGGGCGGCGATGAGATCCTTCGCTGCGCTCAGGATGACAATGAGGAGCCCCACTGATGCTCTCCTCCGCGCAGCGTTATCTCGCTTCCGTCATCGCCGAGGGCAAAGTCGAGACGCTTCTGAAGCACGGGCCGGTCGCGCATCTCTTCGCAGGGCACGAGGAGCGCTTGTGGAATTACTTCGACCGCCACGTGAAGACCTACGGCACCCTGCCGGACTTCGCCCTGGTGAAGGCCGACACCGGCTTCGATCTCGCGGCACAGACGCAGCCCGCCGCCTTCTATCTCGACCGCGCGCGCGACAACCACTTGCACCGCAGCCTCGTGTCGCTGCTGGCCGAGGTCCATCACAAGCACCTCGCCGGCGCGAATGCCAATCCGCGCGAGGCGCTGAATCTCCTCGGCAACGCGGTGATGGCGCTGTCGGTGCAGAACAACGGCGCGCTGGTGATGGACTATCGCCGCGCGCAGGACGCGATCATGCAGGCCTTCAAGGCCAAGATGATGGACGCAGGGACCATGGGCCTGCAGCTCGGCTGGCCGACGCTCGACGCGATGACGGGCGGCCTCGGCACCGGCGACATGATCGGGCTCGCGGGACGTCCCGCGGCGGGCAAGACGTGGTTCATGCTGTGGATGGCGCTGCATGCCTGGGCGGTGCAGGGCAAGGTGCCGCTGTTCGTCTCGATGGAGATCAAGCCGCTGGTCATCGTGCAGCGCCTGCTCGCCATCCACGCGAAGCTGCCGTTCAAGGGCATCCGCGATGCAGCACTTACGACGACGCAGTATCGGCAGATGAAGCACGTCCTCGTCGAGAGCGCGCAGAGCCCGGTGCCGTTCCATGTCGTCGACGGCAACCTCGCGGCGTCGGTGGCCGACCTGCATGCGCTCTGCCGCCAGCTCAAGCCCGACTTCGTGGTGATCGACGGCGCCTATCTGCTGACGCATCCCACCGAGCGCGACCGCTTCAAGCGCGTGGCGGAGAACGCGTCGCTGATCAAGCAGCACATCTGCGACCTCGCGCCGACGGCGTGCTCCTGGCAGTTCGCGCGGCCGGCGAAGGGCGGGAGCGGGAGCGGCGGGAGCGGGAAGAAGCCGCCGCAGACCGGCGACGACATCGGCTACTCCGACGCGATCCTGCAACTCTCCTCGCTGGCGCTGGGCCTGATGCAGCCCGAGAGCGCCGAGACGATCAAGCAGCGCGAAGTCTCGATCCTGAAGGGCCGCAACGGCGAGACTGGTTCGTTCACGGTGAACTGGAATTTCGATTGGACGACGGACTTTTCGGAAGTCACGGAGCGGGCGGGGGAGCTGGAGGTGGAGTAGATTGCCGAGGCCCTGACGCGGCGCAGCGGAGGTTTCCGCATCCAACCTTATGAATTCTTCTGCATAGCCTGAGATTGGCTGAGGGTGTGCCACAAGGTAACGGCGCGGCTGGTAACCTGCACTCCCTTTAGCCGTTCGTGAATAGCATCAACCGCTTGAAGTGCGGCAAGTGGTTTTGGCAATGCACTCCAAAAGAGTGCTTGGTCTACGAATGTTCGCCAACCGTAAAAGAGGGTTAGGCCAATTCCCAAGCCTGATGCCCAAGCTGCAAGAGCCTGAGAGTCGAGCACGGGTTGTCGATCCGATGCCATTACAATTGCCGCGTCATTGACTCGTTGTTCGGCGCACCTTCTTGCAAAAATATGAACGTCAGATGAACTAACTGGCTTATCTCGCACCTCGATGGCCTTCTCCCACGTCGTGAGGACATCGGCGTTCCTGATAGCAACATCACCTGGATAGTGGCGGCTTGGATCATTGATAAGGCCGGTCTCCACGCGATCGCGCCCCGCTACTATGTCTAGCAGCCCTGCGACTACGGCTTGAGCCCGTTTTCCGCCTTCTGAATCTTCTGTCACGAATTGCGCAATCGCGTTGGTAAGACCCTCGGGCGAAATCATCCCACCTTGCGGGAGATCCGCATATTGAATGATGTACTGCCGACGCACTGCGATAAATGCTTGAAGAGCTTCCCGGGCTTTGTTCGAAGAGACTTGTTGCAGCTCTCGGACCAGCTCTAGCATGTAGTTGAAGCCGTCTCTTCCGCCGGTGGAGATCGGCGTTCCATCGTCGAGGCGTTTCATGCGGAAGTAGGGCTGATTGTTCAGGGGCTCCCGTCCACCTACGCCGAGGCTAAACCCTAGTTCGGCAGACAAAGGCACGAGCACAGAGTGACATAGAGACGGAGCAGAGAACGCGTTGGGGTTGCCCTTATCGTGCTCAGGCTTAATGGCAAACAGGTCAGCGTTCGCATCCACAGCTTTGGCCAGGATCGCTGTTGCGAGAAAGGCTATGTGCGTCTTTGAGGCTTTTGGCGGCTCGCAGAGTAAAGACAGGCGCTCAACCTTCTTTGTCCAGGCCGAAGCAAGACCTTCGGCGGGCGCCGGGGCGGCTGCTGCACGTACCAAGCGTTCTGCTTGCGCGGCGTCAATCGGCATTGTCGCCGCTACCTTTCCCTGTGGACAGCTCGAGCAAATCGCCGGGGGAGCACTCCAATGCCTTGCAGAGCTTCTCTACAGTGCTGAGTGTGGTGTTGTAGCCGGGACGTGCCGCCAGGGATTGGAGAGTGTCGACGGAGATGCCCGTCATAGCTGAGAGAGAATCGTACGTGAGCCGCACACCGTTGCGGCGTCTGTATGCTTCCATCGCTTCTCTGAGCTTGACGTCCATTTCCTATAACTGTATTCTCAATACAGTTTCCTGTCGTATCGGTCCCATATGGTGTGTTAGCACGACTCTCAGTTCACGAGAATGAGGGCAGCGACGCGTATGTTTAAAGCAATCAGTCTCTTCTCTGGTATTGGAGGATTGGACTTTGGGTTCGAAGAGGCGGGCTTCGAGACGCGCGTAGCTCTTGAATTCGACAAACACGCTTGCAAGACGATTCGGCTCAATCGCCCTTGGCCGGTGATTGAAGATGACATAAACAACGTGACCTCAGGGGATATCCTGGGGACGGCTGGTCTCAAGTCTGGCGAGACAGATGTGCTCATCGGCGGACCCCCGTGTCAGCCCTTCTCTAAGTCGTCCTATTGGGTACGCGGCCATGCTTTGGGCCTCGACGATCCGAGGGCAGATACATTAACTGGTTATCTTCGCGTGCTTCGCGACACGCGGCCGCGGGCGTTCCTATTGGAGAACGTTTACGGATTGGCGTACGCGAGCAAAGACGAGGGATTACGCTACATCCTCGACGGTATCGCGCAGATCAACCATGAGAAGAAGACAAACTACACCGTTGCATGGAAGGTGTTGAACACGGCCGCGTATGGGGTGCCGCAGATTCGAGAGCGCGTGTTTCTTGTCGGCTCGCGCGATGGTCGGACTTTTCGTTTTCCAGAGCCAACCCATAGCGATGACAAGCCAGCGATGGACGATCTGTTGGCGCCTTCGCTCAAGCCGTACAGTACAGCGTGGGATGCGATAGGTGACTTGCCGCCGCCAGATGTTGAGGCAGAAGGTCTCAAGGTCGGCGGACAGTGGGGCGATCTGTTGCCGACGATCCCAGAAGGTGAGAATTACCTCTGGCACACGAACAGGCGTGGAGGTTCTCCGCTGTTTGGTTGGCGCACCCGGTATTGGAGCTTCCTGTTGAAGCTTTCCAAGCGCTTGCCATCTTGGACTGTGCAAGCGCAACCCGGCTCGGCCATTGGTCCTTTCCACTGGAAAAACCGCCGTCTGTCCTTCGAAGAACTATGTCGCATTCAGACTTTCCCTGACGGTCTCAAGATCGACTCTGGTCGTACCGAGACACAGCGAATGCTTGGTAATGCCGTTCCCTCTTTGGTTACGGAGGTCTTGGCGAGAGAGATCAGGAGACAACTACTCGACAGCCCGCTCAACTCGCCTCTACGACTTCTGCCCCCCACCCGCGGAAACATTCCGCCACCAGAGCGGCTAGCGTCACTGCCTCAGAAGTACAAAGAACTTATCGGAGATCATGCGGATCATCCGGGTACTGGTAAGGGGCGAATGGCAGTGGCTCGGACAAAGCGGACGGCGGCAGGCGTCGGCGTGTAG